TCTTTCTGAAGCGTTGAAAGTTAGGGTTATAGGCGCAGGATCTGGTGTTGAACATTGGCTTATGCAGAAATTTCAGAAAGCCCTCTCCGCTCAATTGGGGAGGTTCAAGATATTCAGGTTAACACGAACACCAATCACTAGTGAAATAGTCGAAGAGACCTTCGGACATCTACCCAAAGATACAAAGTTCCTTTCAGGAGACTATGATGCAGCTACTGACAATTTGAGAAATTGTTTTACTAGAGTAGCTATTAGGGCGATTATTGATCGAACTAATTTAAGACAGAGGCTTCCTCATATAGCTCAGATAATGGAAGAATCACTATGTGATAATCTCTTTCAGTTTTCATCTGAATGGATGAGTGAGGAAGATTATAGAAGATACGATCATCACGGTCTTGAACCGTTTATGGTCGGTGCCTCGATTAAACCTGCCACAAAAAAGAAACCCAAAATGTATTGCATACATTATATGGGAAGGCAGCAAGATGGGCAACCAATGGGTAAAGCCCTATCTTTTGTAGTCTTATGTATCATTAACGCAGCATGTTGTCGCCTCGTTTACGAGATCGATCAAAATGACGGACAACCAATGAATCTTGATGACATTGCTATGTTGATCAATGGGGATGATGTTGTTTTCCCATGTTCAGAGTATACGCTCTGGTCCGAAATCCTTTCAGTTGCTGGTCTTTTTGACTCAATAGGAAAAACTTATTTTCGACGCAACTTTATTGAGATGAACTCCCGATCGTTTCTTCGTGAAGAAGATTTAGAGGGAGTCATAGGAGAATTCACCCAGATTGGTTTTATCAACTGGGGTCTCATGAAAGGTTATAAAAGAAGTGAAGAACCAAGTCAGCTACCTAAAGAAAAGGGCCCAGGTTTACTGGGTTACGCTGAGGATAGAACTATTAAACATCCCGAAATACTCGGGCAGTTGGGACCTTTGCATAAGGATCTTGTTAAAGATCTTGATGCATTTTACGTTCCATTGACTGATTTATTTGTGAAGACTAATCACGATGTTCTATTTTCCACCAAGGCTGAAATGATGCCTTGGTATGTTCCACAATGGTGTGGAGGTCTTGGTTTATATCCTTCTCCGGATCTTGCCAATCTTAATGAAGAACGGCAATATATGGGAACGGTTCTGGCTAATTATAGTTTACTGAACCCCAAGAGCCTAAATTCAGGTGAGCCTAGTTGGTTGCTTGATTCATTAGCTCAAAAGGCATTGTCTCAATTCACTAAAGTTAGTGAATTCCTTAAAGAGGCAGACTATATCAATTATGTTGATTGTGATCAACGAATAGTTCGTTTTGAAGACGATTCACGCGAAATTTATCGCACTATTCTTGATCTTGTCTGGAGAGATGTTTGGTTTGGGGTCTTGTTTAATAATGATGAAGAATCTATTCTTACCTTAACAAGACGTAAACTGATGCGAAATATCTGGCATAATAAAAAGCTTAGAGCTTTATGCAATCAGGTGAAGCATCGAAGCCATGAACTTGAATGGAAGAAGGTCTGGCCTAGAAAGTTCTCGAAGTCATTCAATATGGTCTTAAAGAGATCTGGTGTGACTGTGAACGACGGAGTTCAAGCATTGCTTTTTGAAATACCTATTCAAGAGCTCGCCAACGACTCTCTCGACAAGAGAGATGTCAACCTACATTTTGTAAAAACATAGGAGGCTCTGCAATACTTGTTTCTCTTCTTTGCGAAATCCCAATGGTTAGGGTAAAGCAAAACCTTGTACAATTTTTTCTTTCCGCTGTTTTTTCAAAGATTTGTAGTTTTTTTGGCTTGTCATTACAACAGTTATTATTTCGTGGTAAGAACTTATATTTACGTGGGAATTGAAAC